TTATTTTATGAGGATTATGATGGATATAAGTTTAGATCAGTTGATGGTATAATATCTTCTACTGAGGATGTTGATCCTAAATTACTCCAGTCTTCTTCAGGAGGTACTCCTCCTCCAATAGAGACATATACTTTCACAACTGCTACTGAATCTGGTGATCCTGAAGCTAATAACTATAAGATTATTCATCATTATACGGATAAGACAACAAATCTACAAAAAAACCTAAGAGTTGGACTATACTCTAATTTGACATATTTCTTTAATCCAAACGATTGGACTACAAACGTAATCCATCATAAACTAAAAGAAGAGTTGAATAGAGATGGTATGAAGTCTGCTGGATCGGAAGTTCCAATCCCTGCAGGTGATATCACTGATTATGCTTCTAGACTTTTAGTTAGAGTTGGTGATAAGGGTATGTTGGGGCCATCTTTGAAAGAAAAAGATGACGATGATCAGGTAGCAAGTTCTGGTAGACAAGATGAAGACATGGCTAGAGCATTCTCTAGGTACACATTACTCTTCACACAGTCACTAAATATAACTGTACCATGTAATATTAGATTACGTGCTGGAGGAGTTATCAACATTGTTGTTCCCAAATCTGGGCCAACTAACAATGAAGGTGGTACAACTTCATCTGATGTAAAAGAAGTTGATCAACAACTTAGTGGATTTTACATTATTCGTAGTCTAAGGCATCATTTTGAATTGTCAGAGGGCAAAAACGTTACTGCTCTCAATCTTATTCGAGATTCATTTGGTCTTAATTAAAAACATTTGGGATACAACTTATGGAAACTATAGAACAACACATCGCCAAGGACAAAGAAATCCTTGACAATCCTCAGACAAATCCTCAAACGAGGAGACATATTGAGGAAGAACTTCATGATTTAGTTGAATATGAAGAACATCATCATGACGAGATAGTTGCAGGAGATCACCACGATCCTAATTGCATCGAACTCTTTTGCGACCAGCATCCAGACGAGCCAGAGTGCTTGATTTATGACGATTAGTGAATAATGCTAGACAGTGCCCTATTAAAGACCAACTTTGTTGGCCGAGATGGATTTGTATGGTGGATTGGCCGAGTTGCTAAACCAGAAGTTTGGCGTGACGAGTCAACCGATACAGATGCTGGATGGGCATTTAGGTGTAGAGTTAGAATTATAGGTTATCATCCATTCGATGATAGTATATTACCAGACGAAGACTTACCTTGGTCACATGTTCTAGTTGATGCTACTTCTGGTAGTGGACAGGCATGTTTAGGTGAAAGTTCTAGAATGGTAGGAGGAGAAACTGTCTTCGGTTTCTTCTTAGACGGAGAAGAGGCACAACAGCCAGTCATCTTTGGTGCATTGGCTAGGAATGTAAATCCATTGGGGGCTAAGAACTCTGATGGATTTTTAATTCCTCAAGGCCCTACAAGTTTTAATGATAGAGATAACGTTGAGAGAGAAAATGCTTTTGGTATTTTATCTGGAAGACGAGCTGGTGTAGATGGACTTACTACGCAACCATTACCAGATGCAAAACCAGCAGGAACGCCATCAGAAAACGCTAAAAATAAAGTTGGTGAAGAAAAGAAATTAAAGAAATCTGATGGATCTGCTGAGAAGGGTGAGAAAGAAGGAGGAAGAGAAGGTATTAGTAAAGCCAGAGCAGCAGATGTTGCCTTTGCAAACATAAATTTAGGACCTCATACAAGAAATAATGCATGTGAGAATGATGCTCTTAGTGATATTACACATGTTATAGGAAGTTTCCTTAAGACAGTAAATTCACTCACAGAGTTTGCTGGTGTCTATATTGACACTGCAAGGAATATGATAAAGGATATTAATAAGATAATTGGTAAGGCTGCTCGTTTGATTAGTGGACTTGTCAAACAGATTATTAATAATATTAGAGATAAGATATTAAGTTTACTTGGAAAGAGATTCAGAGACTTTATTGGGTTACTAGTTCCAGAACCACAAAAATCTCCAATAGTAAATGCTTTTAAGAGGATAATGGATATTATCTTCTGTATCTTTGATAAACTTGGTATAGATTTAGGTAAGAATATCTTGGATATGCTTAAGAGTATGATAGGCAGAGCCTTAAACAGTACTGCTTGCGCTGTGGAACAGGCAGTTGGTTCATTGATGGCAGATGTTAATGATAAAATCAGTGAAGGTTTAAGACCAATTACAATGGGATTGGATTGGTTGACTGGTGCTATAGGTGGTATTGGTAGTCTACTGGGTAAAGTATCATCATATATTAATATGTTAATGTCCTTCTTGTCTTGTGATAATCTAAAATGTAAGGAATATGAGGATTGGTCACAGGGTATGGGCTTAACTGATCCACCTAAAGTGAGTTTTGAAGGTATGTTGGGTAGTATGAATATAATGAACAATTTAGATCAGGCTGCAAATCTGGGTATTAAGGATAGGTTCTCTCTTCTAAGTTTACTAGGAGGTGGAGTTCCTGATTTATTTGATTGTAATGAGAAAACAAATAATCCCAAGAATCAGGATGATCTGGGAGATTCTATTCCGCCAGGATTTATATGGGCTGATTGTATTCCTCCTAAAATAGAGGTTCATGGAGATGGTACTAAGACTGCTGTTCTTCTTCCTATAATATCTTCTGTTGATGGTAGTATATTGACATTGGAGATATTGGATGCAGGATTTGGATATACAGAACCACCATTTATTGCCATTATCGATAAGACTCGTCATGGTGGTGGAGCTAAAGCACAAGCAATATTAGATGACAGTGGGAGAATTGTTGACATATACATGATTACCGTTGGATCTGGATATTGTCAGGCTACTAATGTAGTTCCTCCAAAATATCCTGTTACTGAGGGGCCTGATCTTATTGAAGGAACAGATGATGTTGCTCCATATATTACATTTACAACTCCTGCTGATGATGCAGTTGGAGTTCAGACTGCTGTGAATCTAACAATTACTTTCAATGAACCAGTACTGAAGGGTGCAGGTAATATTGTACTTACTGAGACATTAACTAATGCAGTTCATGAGAAGATTCCTGTACAGGACCAGAGGATATCTTTCTTATCGGATAGAATTATAAAGATAGATCCTGCAACTGATCTTAAATTAAATACTGAATACTTTGTTTCAATGGCAGAGGGTTCATTTAGAGATATGAATAATAACCAGTTTGCTGGTATTGCACGGACAGATACTTATAACTTTACTACTAGAGGAATTGCTGGAATAGGTAGTCAGGCAGTTGGTATTGTGACAACTCTTATACCATACAGGCCTGGTATTGGATATACTGATGGAGATATTGGCGTAGTGGGTGAGTGTTACTTTAATCTATTATTGACTCCTGCTGGATCTGTTGTTGGAGTTCGGAATATTACTTGTAAGGACAAACATAAGTCAGTCCCAGAAGTTAAAATAAATACAAGAACGGGTACTGGTGCTAGATTGTTACCTGTGATATCATATAGTCCTGATTATGTCTCTGACATTGGTGAAAAACCCGATAGAAATAGGGTATTGGTTATTGATGTTATTGATTGTGTTGGTAAACCACTTACAGGTAGAGGGGTAACATCTTAATGGCTGAAGACTCTAAGTTAGATATACAACAAACCACGACTCAGGAATACTATGGAACGTATCCTGGCTTTAGGATTGCTTCTGGTATAAAGATTCCTGATGGAGATCTTAAGGATGAGTATGTTGACTTTGAGATGGTCAGCAACGAACTTCAAGGATTTTCATTCTATAAGAATGGTCTACATAAGTTAGTTGTTAATGGTACTTCTTATGAGACTGTTGGAATTGATGGTAAGGCAGGTGAACCAACAAAGGTAATTTGTGCTTCTACTGGAGATATTGTTCTAGAAGCGCAAGATGGTGATATAATATTAAAGGCAAGAAATGTAAGACTTGATGCTAAGGAAGAACTTACATTAAAGTCTGTTAAACATATATTATTAGATGGTGCGATTATGAATTTGAAAGCAACTAATATTAATATTCTTGGGAGGAAGAATCTATCAATGGGTGCTCAGTTTATTGAAGTCAGTGGTGGTGTATCTGTAGAAGAAGGTACACAAACTGACAAGTTTCAGGGTGGATTTCTTGGCATGTTGATCAGTGCCTTTGATAAATTTAAGGATTTCTTATAGATGGCAAAGACCGTTTCGATAATGATGGTCGGTGACAAGCAAGTCATCGGAGCACTAGATACCTCATTTTTACCAGGCATACCAAAGGTATTTCCTGGCACATTGGTATCTAATGGTCCTGTGTACCTTGGACTAGTTCCTAATATTGGAATACCTCAGGCAACAGTAATGATGGGACCTCCTATGGGTATTCCCACTCCACTTACACTACAGGTTGATGGTATATCTCAGTTTAGAACTGGTATCGTAAATTTCTTTACTCTGAATAATTACTTTGGTCTATGTACTAAGTTTGCTCCTACAATTAGGAACTCAACAAGTATAACCAACGGTATCAATACCAAGAATGCTTTGAACATTGCTAATGCTAATGCCCAGTTCAATGCTAACCATGTTATTGCAGGTACATGTAATGTTGGTGGAGTATTAACTGTTGGTGGTGCAATAGCTTGTGCATGGTTGAGTGGTCAGTTGGCAACTGCAAGAGCATTGCCTGGAAAGTCATTTGATATTAAACATCCATCTAAGGATAACATGCGTTTGAGGTATGGATGTTTAGAAGGCCCAGAGTTGGGAGTATATGTTAGAGGTAAACTTGAAGGTGGTAAGAATCTAATTGATTTGCCTGATTACTGGACAGATTTGGTGGATTCTGATACAATAACAGTACAACTCACCTCCGAGAAAGTATATCAGGAATTGACTTACGAACTATTAGATTGGGGAACCAAGGTTAAAGTAAAGAATGAAAGGGGTGGTGGAATTAACTGCAGTTACTTAATACATGGCATGAGGAAGGATCTGGAACCACTTATTACTGAGTATGAAGGTACTTCTGCACGAGATTATCCAGGCCAAGACTTCTTAAAAATGAATGAAATCACAGAACCAACTGAACGTCTTCATGATGATATGAGAAAAATTACTAAAAGAAGGAGGAAATAATGGCTGACCCACAAGCAATTGCTAAGAGATTAAGAGATAGTAGAGATCAGTCAACAAAAGAGTCTGAGGTTCTTAATGAACAGTTGGCTCTTAAGGATGTTATTATTGATGAGTATGATGAGTTAATTAATAAATTAGATGATAAGATACCTCCTCTTATTGCACCTATTAATGTTAAGATAAAGGCAGTAGAGACTGCCTATCATAATAGGATTTCTCATGGATGTAGAAGTGACCTTGTATGGCAACTTCAGGAAAATACACAGACATCATATCGTCGTTTCGGTGGTGGTAATCAAGAGGTTCAAATTTATAAGGTAGTAAAAGATCCTGCCACATTTAGGTTCTTGGGATATTATGGTGCAAAATATTGGAAGTATCCTAAGAATAGGGAGTATGGTTCCAATGTAGTAGAGATTATTGATAATGCAGATGCTATTGTGGGTAGTACATCTCTTATTCTAATGGATGAAGATGCTGGAGATATGACTGGACTCTCCACCACAACTGCTACACCCACTATTAAAGTCGGAGATTTTATCACAGACTCATTAGATTTTGCAGTAATATATCAATCTGGTTCTTCGACAGCAGTTACAGGTGTGGGAACTAC